TTTTCCATATTTAAAATGTTAATTCAAGCACATCTGAGGAAGAAAATGTACCTTCTACTACGGTATACTTTAAAACCACAATAATTAATTCCTCAATATCATTATTTTTAAATTCAATACTATCCACAACTAAATTAGGTATGTATCTTTTTATTGTTTCGTTAAGATTATCCTTTATTTCATTATGGGTGATATTGTCATTTGGTTGAAAAATGAATTTCCTTAAGTCACTACCAAAATCAGGCATATATAACCTTTCACCTTTATTAGTCAATAATAAGTGCATTAAATCTGCCTTAATAGCTTCCTTGTCAGTGTTATTTAATTTAAAATAAAAACCTTTCTCACTATCCTTAAAAGGGAAATCAATATTTATATATCTTATATCTGCCATTTGTATATAAATATTCTACAATAAATTTTTTAAAAGAAAAGTATAGATAAAAAAAAAGGTATCTAATTAGATACCTTTTATATAATTTATTGGTATGGGTTAAGTTATCTCACATGCACCACCTGCACAAGCTAACTCACCACTAAGATTAGTTTCATCTTTTTCTTCGATGACCTTAGATAAATCTATTTCATTTAAATGTAAAAACATTTTTTCATATTGTTCTTTAGTTATATCTTCAAATGGTGCCTGTACATATGTTCCACCATTATATGGTAACACTGACAATCCATTATAATGGTCTCTATTCTCCCACATCCATTCACCAGCTAATTCCCAGTCTTCATCTTTAAGTGAAATGGTTGCTGATACATTATGAGTATTGGATCCACTATTATGTCCACTTTTTACCCACTGGGTAGCCACTTTCTTCACCCTTTCTAATAAATCAAAAGGAGATTCTGTCCTTAGAATAGACCCTTCGGGTGCTTGTTGTGGTATTGAAATTACTGCGGTATCATGTGATCTAAAATAATCATCCTCAACTAATTCAGGATGATTATTCTGTAAATATTGATAAATTGCCTCATTTTTTCCTACTCTAACTCTTCTAATGTAAAAGTCATTATGCCAAGCATGTATACCTGAAGAAGTACCCAATGTTAATGAGGTAGTACCTGCGGGTTTCACCGTAGTTGTACGTGCAGCTTTATTAATACCTAACAATTTAGCTACCCGTCTATTTTCCTTTTTTACTACTTTTGCCGCTTCTTCCATATCATACCCTAATACTCTTCCTGACCCAATACCTGTCATTGATACACCAATTAATGCATCTTTTTCCGTAGTTTCTTGCCAAATATCTCTTAAATAATGAAAATCAGTATATCCCGCTTGTAATGTTCCTATAAATGCTGCAGCTTTTACTCTGTTATTAAAATCTTCTTGGGATTCAATATTTGAGACATTTACTTCACATAAATTACAGAACTGATAAGGTCTTAATGCAATTTCACAACATGGGTTAGTGCCCCAGTCTTTATCATTATTTAAATAAATTCCTGGCTCACCTGCACCACTTAATTCAACCCTTTTCCATAAATCTAAAAAGAATTCTTTGGTTATTTTATGTCTCATTAAACAAGCTGAGTTATTTGACCTACCTCTTTGGGGATTTGTTTCCCACCAGTTACCAGCTTTACACCCAATCATTTCTTGATCATCTGCACTAAATAAACTAATTAATGCAGCTCTCCTAATACCACCTGCTAATACTGCATCTGCAATATGACAAATAATATCATGTACTTCTAATGTGGATAATTGATCACCATCTTCATGACTTTCTAATATCCCAGTTATTTTTACTACACATTCTTTTAAAGGTTGTGGACCAGGTGCTTTACCACCAGAAGTAATTAATCTCGCACCTTTCGGTCGTATATCCGAATAATCAAACTCTATTCTAGAACTTTTACCATTTAAATATGATTTCATTAAAACCTTAATTGCATCTGCCCATCCTTCTATTGAATCACCAATTAAAAATCTTCGTTTCCTTTTTTGGTAAGGTTTATTTACTGGGGGCAATTTTTCCACATGATGTTTTTGAACTGAATATCCCACACCAGTACCACCTAATAATAAAAACATACATTCACTAAAAGAATCTATATGATCCACAGGCATATAAGCACAATTATAAATTCTATTAGGTGAAATTTCAATCGGTTTACCACCAAATTGCATACTTCTCATAGATGGTAATACTTTTTTATTATATACATCGGTATATGCTTCATCTATTTGGTCAGCAATAAAAGGGTATTTCTTTTGATGCATTTCTTTATTTCGTGTCACTAATTCTTTCCACGTTTCTCTTCTATTTTCTTCAGAAATATATCTTGCATATTTCATATATACAGTTATATCTGACAAAATTTTATTTGATAACTCCATTTTTTTCCTTAATTATTTTTTTATTATTAGTTTCCCCCTAAAGTCTCACGTTTCTTTTTTAACGCTTGTGTAACTAACTGAGACTTTTTCTTTTCTTCTCCCTTTTCAAAGTCTAAGAATGAAACATCTGTTGACATCGTAGTATCTATTTTAAGTGATCCATTATCAAATAAAATATCTTCAAATATTACTCCGTCTTTTCCAAATCTGGATTTTAAAATGGCTAACGTTGCCGTCCCCATTTCTTTTTGTTCTAATGTTTTAGCCACTGATAATATAAAATGTCCAATTTGTCCTTTTTTAATTGATCCACCTATCATATCTGCCTCTACGACATTAGCACCAATAGAACTTCTATTTCCTTGGATTGCAGTCCAACCAGCAATATCTAATTCTGAAATCATGGTTTCAAATTGTCTCATTACATTTCCTTCACCTGAATATTCATCTTTAAATTGTTTAGTTGGGACAACACAATCTATATAATCCACAAAAACAATATCAGGTTTTGTACCATTAGAAGTCAATTTTCTTAAATATTGTTTAATATGGTTTATAGTAGTTCCATCACTTGGCATTTTCTTTAAAATTAAATTACCTTCTTTTTCTTTAAATTGTGGTAATAAAGTTTTAACTTGTTCTTTTTTCTCTGTTAAATCATTCAATGGTATTTCCGTCCAACATGTAATATGTTTTCTCTGTATTACTTTTGGATTATCTTCGAAAAATATTTGTACGACATTATATCCTAAATTATACGCAGTATTAGCCATTTTAGTTACTAGTGTGGTTTTTCCTACACCAAAAGGTGCTAGAATTACACCTAACTCACCTTTGGATAATCCACCATCCATTAAATTATCAATACCAATTAACCCTGTTGGTATGGGATTCCTAAAGTCATCACACAATACTTCCTCTATTGCATGAAATACATCAATTCCATTATCCTTTTCACCACCCACAGATAATGCATGTTTAAGAATATCTTCACATTCATCATATCTATCAAAATCACCAGATTCTAAAATACTTTGTATTTTATTAGTGGCCTTTTTAAGTTCTTGTTGTTTACAAAATTTTATAGAAATTTCTTGGGTATGAAAACAATCCTTATTGTCAGAATTTTTTACTTCTTTTATCATTTCAATTGCAGAATCTCTTGCAATTTCTCTTTTAATATCTACACGAATTAATTCTAATAGAGTATCATATGTAGGTATGGTTTCATACTTTTCATAATAATCTTTTAAACTAGCTATCACTAACCTAAGATATTCATTATCGAAATACTTGGGTTCAATAATGTCCATAATTTCTTCAGAAAATTTAGTATCTTCTACTAACTGTTTGACTAATCTTATCTGAAAACTCCATCCTAAATAACCTAAATTTGTACCTTTGTCTTTAGTCATCTTTTTTTTAAAATTGGTTTATTAATAAATATCTCTTAAAGCGCGTAACCGCAGTATTCTTGGGTATAATTTTTTAAAGTTAACCCCTGTTGTATCGTAGCAATGATTTCAGGAATAATTGATCTAATATCTACGTCATATCTTACCTTTGGAGGGTAGTCATTACCACTAAATATCTTCTGTGCTACAACCTTTCCTTTAACTTTTATTTGGAAAGTAAAAACATCTTCGTTATCATAAATATTTTTTTTCATGTCCTCCACTTCTGCAGGTTGTTGTTGTAAATATGGATTATAATACCTCCATAAATAAGTTCTACTTTTTAGTAGAAATTGATTTTGTATTGTATGAACGGCATCATCTAAAGTTTCTTTTAATTCTATAGAATGAAGACTGGCGGAATTATATCCTTTTATTTGGAAATTTCTTCCTACTATAGGTTTACCATTTATAAGTAAAAGAAATTCATAGGGTAAGTTTTCATAATTTTTTTTCATAATAATTAGTTTTGTGTTTTTGTAAAATAATTCTTTTCTTTTTTT